CATTTTATTAATGCTTGAAATGAAACAAAATTACTGCGATTATCTGAAGTTTTAACATAACCTATAGGCTTGAAATCTGATTGATACTTAGTGATTTCAAAATTTATAAAGATTCCAAAATCTTTCATTTTATGAACAAACATACTCATTGCTTCATTTGGATTTTTCGCATTTAATCTTATGTAATTAAGCCTGCTGTAATTAAGCTGCTCAATAAAATTATCTCTATCTTTAATCTCATGCTTAATTATGTGCTTATGATATTTTGATTCGTTTAAAATGAGATGATCACATAGCTCACATTGATATATTTCACGAATTACTTTCGTGACTATAAGTCTCTTTTTTATTTAAGGAATCAAGAACACGCCGCTTTTCTTTGTCAGACATTTTTCGCCAAGCACGTATCTCTTTAAATGTTCTATCGCAACTTACACATGCGTCTTTTTTATTATCCCACACGCACTCTTTTGTGCATGGAGACTTAACCTCCTCACTCATCTTCTTTCTTAAATAGACTTATTGGATCGCCAAGAGTATAGTCTTTCGGAAGAAGACCTAAACTCATAGCGTTCTCTGCAGCCTCAAAACATGCGGCTATATTTTGATTATTCAACGAGTAAAGCGGGTTCCTAATTATAATTATATGACCTTGCATACCATGCGATGTAAGCTTTGTATGCCCAGGGTAATAATACGTACTTGATGTATTTGGAAAGAAAGATATAGAGCCATAGTTCTGTTGTCGTCTTCGCAGGCTTACTATTTTAGACTCCGATACTTTTACTGCTGATACTATCGCTATCAGCATATCTTTGGAGCCTTGACCACTTGTTCCGAATGCAATCATATGACCAACTTCTATTTCGTTACCAAGAATATCCGTTATTATTTTTTTCTCAGCCGCTTCCTCTTCCAACATCAAGCCTCCTAATTAATAATTTTCTTTTTAATCAACTTATACAAACCAGGGTTTACATTCAATGCCTGCGGAACCATTTCCTGGCGAATAAAACTCCTTGTATACTTATAATCATAATTCCCAGGGTCAACTAAGAACGGAACATTCTTTCTATGACACCAATCTTCCAGGGCTGCCTTCCTAGTTGTAATAAACGGCCTAATGAAAACATTCCCATCTGACTCCCTCTTGTAAGGAATAAGGGTAGGGTTACCATTTCTGATTGAAGTAAATAGCCAATTCTCAACCTGATCATCAAGGTTGTGACCCATAATAATTTTCTTATCTTGAAATTTTAAGAAGAAATTATACCTTGCATCACGCCAATATTGCTCATATGACTCTGACGGAAGTCTATTTCTGAATGACTCAATATTCCCAACATGAATTGTTACGCCCCTATTCTTGCAGTAGTTCTTCAAAAACTCTTCTGCTTCCTGACCATGAACTGTACCATGGTTAAAATAAAGAGCGGTAACACTCTTCTTTCCTCCAAGAATGAAGTCTATTGCCGCCATAGAATCTGGGCCGCCACTAAGAGCTACGTAGCAGTCATTAGGAATCTTACCGAAAATTTCAAGCCTAGATGACATTATTCACCAAAGTTAACATATTGAATAAAGACATAACTCTCTATATTATACTATAGCTCTTTTGAGAAATTTCGCAAAGATTTTTTATGAAAATTTTAATAAAATTCAGGGCTCGGACCTGTATATTAACTTCTAATATTAGAAGTGTATTCCATAAAAGACTCATTTTATTCTAAGAAATTAGAACCCTAGCCCTACATCTCCAGCCTTAGCCCTATCAAGGAGCTTCTTAGCATTCTTATAGGTTGCTTTAGCTACCTGAATTTGTTCCTGAATTGCGGCATTATCTAGTAACTTTTCAAAGTGAGTAGTTATAATTTCCGCAGTAACTACAGTTCCTGTATCCTGAACCATAGACTTAATCTTTAACCTATCCTCATCAGATAACTCTGATACATCAAAATGCTCTCCGTATTCTTGCTTTATGAATTCGATAATCTTTAAAGCTTCTTCTCTATGCTCTTTGATAAAGTTACGCATCGTGCTTAACCAAACTTCATCAACGCCCTTTCGCAACACGTCACCTGTAGCGCCAGCGAATAGTTTACTCCAAGATTCATACTGCTCGTCAAGAAAACCTTCTCCGCAGGGAAGAAACTTTTCAGTGTAATGCTTAAGGATAGTCTTCGAGTCTTCTACTTCAAGCTCTCCAACTACCAGAACCTTAGCAAAACGCCTTAGCATAGGTGTCGGGATTCTCTTAGGATGATTTGTTGCTCCCCAGATTGAAATTCCTGGATACGCAACTACTCCATCCATAAGGTTTTGAAATTCAAGCGACAAATCTACTTTTGTTCCAGGAGTAGAATCCTTATTTAGAACCATATCAATCTCATCAATAAGAATGTGAACGGGACGTCCAGATGACTTATTGAGCTTTACAGCTTCATCAAACAGTCGCTTAGGATTCTTCTGAGCTTCACCAGACCAGCAAGTTAAGAAGTCAGAGCCAACTGCGAAGATTGATATACTATCATTACTCGCACCTAATGCTCTCATAATCTGCGTCTTACCACATCCGCCAGGGCCAACAAGAAGCATGTTATTCTTGTCTGTACTTCCAGATGGAGAAGTGGCTAGAAATAATGGTGCCCACTGCTTCGCTTCATCCATTCCAGAAATAAAGTCTCGGACTTCATCAAACCCACTTCCCCAAATATTATCAAGTTTAGCGTAAGGCTTTTCGCCAGGAATTACCTCAATTGCTCCTGGGGCTTCGCCAGTAAACATATTTCCTGTACCAATTCTACATACATAAAAACTATTTTCTTTTACGAAGAAATCATGCTCTTCTACTTTCAGTTCAAGGATATCCTGAGCAATAGAATCAAGTCCGTCTTTTGCGATTAAGGATTCGGCCACGCTTTGAATAGACTTATTTCTATGGTCCATAGCAAACCTTTCAACTTTAGAGAAAGCTCTCTCAGGGGCGCGTTGAACAATTTGAGTTAAGTCAAGGCTATCAATAAGCTCTTCGAATTCTTCATGAGCTTGCTTGGGATTTAAGCTTAAAAGTTTCCATACGGGTTCTCCTAATGATGTCTTAAACTTCTTAACGGTAGAAAGAATAGATTCCATTATGGATACTGAAATTTTACTCCACTTAATTAGTTCTTGAGCAGGATCAATAATCCAATCCCAAATCTTACTATTTCTACAACTTGAAATCATCGCGTTTGCGCGATGAATTGTGTAGGGGCTAAGCTCGTCTTTTGAAACTCCAGATTCAACTTCCCCAACCCTATCGATATTATCCCATACAAGTATAGCAATGTCAGTTAGGGTTACTGATGGATCCTGATTATAATCCACAATAACCACACCATCATCAGAGTGTCGCTTTGATAGCCTCTGGTAGTATGCTTCAAAATTTCTTGATTGAGCGATGAGATAATTCTCATAAAGCTTTGGGGCCTGCTCAAGCAAATTTAGACCTTGAGTGAAAGCAATGCTTGCACTTCGATTAACGGATTGCTCTAGAGCTAAACTTTGGAGAGTATCCTTCCCTGCCTCTGAAGTTAGATTAATTAAAGCCTTAGTTCTAGATTCACCTAAAACATCCTCGTTTTCATTAACAACACTTTCCCATCCACTAATGGAATCGTTTAACGAAACCATCTTAGCATTGGACATAAGATCCATGCCTTGAACGATTACATCATAGATTGCCGCAATATTGGCATAATGGCTGTATAGCAATGCTAATACATCTACATTATAATTTGCAGCATTATCTTCTGCTTGCTGATCAAGCGCATCAAAAACCTTTTTAGAATCCTTGCGCCGCCTTGTTAAACTATCTCCGGTAACTTGCTTGCGCAGCTCTTTAGCCATTTTAGCTGCTTCATTATAAGCATTAAGGCTCTTCTTCATATCAGGAAGCATTTCCCTTAGAGCATTAACTTCCTCAGAGCGTGTAGCTTTAATTAAATTAGCGTATCTAATTGGGTTATCTGATGCTGATTGATTTAGTATCAATGAGGCTAGTTCTTGCGTATCCATAATTAGTCTCCTTTTATTTTATATCAAGACCCATATGTGGGCAGAAAAGTATTTCTTCTTAAATGCTTAAGCATTTATCCGCATCTACAGTAAGCGAATTCCACTATAGGTTTATCGCACTTCTTAGTACAAAAATCAAGAGTATTGTAATTTACCATTCCGAAAAATATAAGTGAAGATATAGCAATAATAACAATTGCATGTAATGCGTAGTACACTGATTTTTCAATATTCTGACCTGAAATATTATTCATCATTAATTTATACTCTTTAATTCAAGTAAATAAAAAAATAAACGCCATCGTTGAATTCTTGACTCAACGATGGCGTAATATTTATTACTCGGTAAGAAGCTCTTCGTGTGGAGTAACTTCACATGGAAGGCCCGCATCTAAGCATTCAGTCGTTGTAGTTACTTCCATGTCAGTATCGGTCGGCTGAACGGAATCTGTCTCTTCAGGCATTTCATCAAGAATAGTTACCACACCAAGCGGCGCAGGTTCCGATTCAGACATTCCAAATAGAGCAGCACCGCATACACCTAGCAATACTACGATTCCAATCACTGCCGCTACAAGTTTATTGTTTTTCAAGTATATCTCCATAAGCTTATCACTTAATATTTATTTAACACACAAATTCGCAAAAATAATTCTACGAACATTACCTCTTCACAATTAACCTTAGCTCTTTTGAAAAAATTCGCAAAGGTTTTTTTAAACTTTAGTAATTAAATTCTAAATGAATTTTTACTTTCAACGTGTAAATTGTTAGCCATTTTAATTTCAGCTGAAATTAAAGTTTCAAAATAACCAAGATACATCGCTGCATACATTCTAACTTCTTTATTATCATTACCTATGACGTTAAAAGAATACTTCGAATCACTTACCATCTTGCATTTAGTCGACTTCTTATACCATACAGGACATAGTATTTCTTTATGCACTGAGTTTAATGATGAAGCCCAAATGTAATGCTCTTTCATTCTAAGTAAAGCATTTTGAGCTACTTCTAAAGTATCCCAATGATAAACGTAGCTGCAAGTATTTGTATCCTCATTATACATTGTTTCCAAACAATCAATTTCTATACTATCATCTTCAAAAGTGCTTCCCGTAGTGTACGAAAACTCTATTTTGTATTTCATATAAGTCCTAATCTATTTGAATAAACCAGCAAACCATGCAATTTTTATCCGTTATAATTGTAAATGCACAATCGCAATCTTTATGACAGAAAACTCTAATTACGCATCCTATAAAATCTTTACCTATATATTTCTGATCAGCCCAAGCCATTTCACTCTGTAAATTTGAAGAAAAGCTATAATTATAATATATGTAGTCTTGAATCCAAGAATGATCATCATCTTTTTTTATAGCGGCTTTCTCAACTCTTGACCATTTACTTTTGCCAAAAGAAGTAACATTATGTTCCAGCAACTCTGATTTTATTATGGGCGTTTTATTTATAATGCTTTCTATAAAAGTTTTACATTCATCTGAATTCATATCATTCCTTACTTGACTGCAAAAAACCAGCCCACGAAATTTTTATCTGTTGGACTTGTAAATATGTAAAAGTCTGCGCCAACATCTCTATGTATAAAGATTCTAACGTTTGTGCTTGTTAGATCACCGGACATATACTTTTTAGTAAAAGAAAAAGCGTCAGCATTGCTTTCTTTATCAAGAATTATATCAGCTATAAAATCAAAGTGTTCTTTATTTTCAACTACACTTTTGTAATCAAGAGACCAATATTTGGACTCTATTTTGTTAGCATATTTTTCACCAAGTTCTAAAGCTATAATTTCTTTATTTTTATTGGTGGTTTCACTAAAAGTTTTTTGAATATAATCAAGGCACTCTTTATTGTTCAAGTAAAACCACCACCTGTATTTATCTAGAATAAAAAGTTGCATTTTAAAATAAAAGACGAGTATATGGGGGACGTTTAAAGTCGCTGATCACTGCGGACTCTTTAAACACAGGAAGATGATCAAGTCTTCATAGTCTGTAATCGCTTCCCCTACATTTATCTTCATATACCGCTTTCCCAGAGACGTTAGCTATTGTTTCCCATCTACGGCTTGGCTGACCCGAAGTCAATGGCTGCTATTAACAGCACCAGGAGCCCTCTCTGGTGGTAGACATATTCATTCTGACCACGTACCTATTACGTGACTCTTAGAGCTTATACGCTCTATAAAGCCTTCTGTGCGACTACTCTCATTTACAGAGATAACTTTATGCTTTCTACTTCCTTGATATGAGCAGCTTTCTGTTTTATTGTTTTGACAATACCAAATAGATTCTTGTGATATATACGCATAAGGAGTTTTTCCTTGCCAAGTCACTATACTGTAAATTTCGAAATGAGTCCAGGAAATATTCTGATAAACGTAACACTGCTCCTCTTCCATAACCCATCCGGCTTTTGATTGCTTAGGAAAAAGCTTCTTACATCCTGTATAACCTAGTGTCGCTATAAAGTAAGTATGCTTTTCTTTATCAGTTTGAACTAAAGTTCCTTCATTACATAGATTTGAAAATGAATTGCATAAATCGGAAATATGCTTTTCAGCTTTCCTTATTGGTTCAAAATTAATACTCAGCGATGTCTTCTTAGATCCATCAGCTAAGCTAACATTAATTTTCATCTTTGTTGATTGATTATCTAAATCAATAACTCCCGCATAAGCTTGGGATATAAATAACGAAAAAGCTAGTAGAAAATTTCTAACAAACAATTATTCTTCTTGCCATCGCGCTTGTATAGTTTTCGAATCAAATGTTTTTGTGAGGGTTCCTGAAGACTTCGAATCTTCAATGAGGCTTACAACGGAGTGATTTATATTCCCATGATATACGCAGCTATCTTGCTTTACAGAGAAACATTTCCACATTCCTTTTTGCTTAATGATTGCGTATGGTGTAGAGCCCGTGATCGAAAAATCATTTCCTATCGTTTTTGCTGAAGTAAACTCCTGATTTACGATGCAGGTTTGAACCTCATAATTCCAGCCAGGCTTAACGTCATCAGGATAATACTTATCGCACTTACCCATATTAAGATTGTACTTAACTTTAATCCTTTTATATTCGGGCCCGCCGCTAATCATTAGCCCAGAGAAACATAGGTTACTAAATGAATCGCAATAATCCGAGTAGCTTCCACCAGATACTTCTTGTGATAGATTTGAATTAATTCCTTCGTAAAAGGAGCCGTTCGATTCTAAAATAATAATCTTGTAAGTATTAACTGGAGTATCAATCTTTATTACTCCACAAAATGCGTCAACCGGAATTATCATTAATGCAGCTATCGCTGTGGCGATCAGTGCTATTAAAATTGTTTTTTTTAATGTCATATTTTATCCATAAAAAAGAATAGGGCTTCTCGGATTTGAACCGAGGACAAACGGTGTATGAGACCGCTGCTCTAACCAACTGTGCTAAAACCCTTTAGGTTATTTTCACTATATAGTTTTTTAAGTTATACAGCCTATCTATTTAGAGCCTTAAATTTAGAGTTTAGTACTTTAACTTTTTTTCTAGATTTGATAAGATCTGCACTTAACAGCCTTAAATCTAGCTTTAGCTTATATTCTTTAACAAAACTATTCATCGTCTTTTGGTTATCAAAATGTATAGATGAGTATGAATTATAAAAGCAGACTCTTACATTTTTATATTTACTATCATTAAAAATCTCACCCTCTGCTTTTAGGCCAAGCCCGTAATTCAGATTAAGAAGTAAGTAATTCAGATTAAGAAGTAAGTAATTTGTGCCGGTAACTTCCCATTCGACTTCCTTAATAAGCTCAATAAACTCATTAAGTTTTTCTTCTACTTTAACTGCTGCTGTAATTTCAATCATTTCTTCTTTCCTGAAATACATATTCTTTCTTTTTTTCAATTATTATAAAATGATTGGAGAGGCCGGAATCGAACCGACTACACCGCGCGTCCGCAGCGACGGATTTACAGTCCGCCTAGCTTCCAAAGCTATTACTCCCAGAAGTTATTATTACATGCGCATCATTAATTATCAGTTCCGCCAAAAGCTAGACTCTAATATTAACTCCCGCTTAGCTTCCTGTACGGCTTCATTCCATTGAACAGCCGAATCTAGCACTTCATGTTTATTTTATCTACTTTTAAATAGAATAGAATGTTCTACTTCAAGCGCTGTGTAGAACTGCTTGTACTCTATATCAAGTCCCTCATAAAATCCTTTGCTTTTTAATAGCTCAAGATTTTCCATAAAGGTATTTATAAGATTTTTATAATTGCTAAAAGTATATTCTTTTTTATAATCTTGAAGCCAACCTGTACAAAATTTCTTTTTTGTACACATCTCTCTTAAGATATTTATCAAAACCACTACATGAGTAGCTTTGTGCTTGTTGCTACCGCTACAGGTAGCTACATGCATTTTAACGCCAGAGCTTATTGAATTGCTTGCACGTTTTACTTTTGCTTGAAGCTCAAGGTTAAGCCTTATAGTTAAGGTATTCAATAATTGATCAAGCTCTTTGGTTAGGATGGCTTTAGGCTTAGAGTTTTTATTAACCCTAGTTAGTCCACCCTTATAAGCTGCTCTCCTTTCATCAATGCGTTTGCGAAGCTCTGGGTTTAAGCTGATCTTTAAAAAGAAATTTTCGTCTACATCTTTACCATTAACTAGATCAGAAACTATATTTTTTGGTCTTTCAAAAAGATAATTTCCGTAAAAGCATTTATCTTTTCCATACTTTTCACGTGTATCAATTCCAGGATCTATAATTGTAGCTATTTTTTTTTCAAATCTTGCTACTTCGTATCTCATATCATGATAATGTGAGTGGTTATGATAGCCGAAACTTTCTTCCGCAATACTTAGCTTGTTATATTTTGCAAGAAGATTATTTGTTACGGAAGCTTTATTATTTGATATATCAAGAGTATGCTCTTTTTTTACTATAACGCAAGAATTTGAATTATAAAAATAACTATTAGCAATTAGTTTAAATACGTTAGTTAGACCTTCTTCTTTAAAATTCCTAGAGTCTAACTCAATTTTCAATTCATCAAGATCTTTTACGAAAATTACATCTTCACTATCTAAGATTAAATTTACATCATTTGTAATGACCCATACCTGATCAATATTTTTTTTGCCTAAATATTGGTAAAAGCTATTGCTTGAATTATTACAATTAACTAATACCGCCGCAGTTTCTTTCTCCGAATCAATATTTTCTGCAGGTTCAAAGTCTTTAAAACTCACTGATTTAATATCTTTTTCAACTCCTACGACAGCATACTTAAAGCTACCAAGAAAGCAGTTCTTCTTTAATTTGGACATTACATACCCTATTTTATTTTTTTGAAAACTTTTTTAGCAATTTGATAAAATTATCATAATCTACACTACCCAGTTCTTCTTTAAAGAAAGACTGTGATACTTCTTCAAAAGCTTTAACTAAAGCTTTAGCGTTTGGGTTTTTGAAATCTAAATGAGAATAAACGGGCTCAGCGCTTCGGAAGTCAGATGCATGAAGGCAAAATTTGGAATTAATCTTATCTATAAAAATCAGCTTTGCAAGCATTGCTTTTAACTTACTCTCTTTACTAATTAACTTACTAAGGTAATTATTAAAGCCGACATGCTCTTCTGAACCGCTAGACTTAAAGAGTTCAGATAATGCTCTGTTTGCTTGATGTTTTATAAAAACTTCCATATCTTTTATGTCATAAAAAGGATCTAAATCCTTATTTTTCTTTTTAGATTTAACCTTACGCTTAGCTGCTGACTCTTCTAATCTCAGCTTATGCTTTTCTTTTTCGCCAGGACACCAAGTTACTTTTTCTTGCGCTGAAAGTTTAATATCTGAATTAAGATAAATTGTAAGCCCAACTATTTCATAGCTATCAAATGAAGCAACTAGATTATGCATAGGAATTTTTTTGTTATTAAGATTGAGTTCAAGCTTTTTATACTTTTCAACTAATCTTATTACTTCAAACTTATTTTTCGTAGCAAGCATTGGCTTTCTGGATATAAAGAAACCTTGCCTATCTTCGTTATAATATGAAGAAATTAAATTATCTAAAAATTTTTTATCTAATCCACAAGTAGAGCTATAAATTTCCGCAATTTCTTTATCGGAAAGGGCTGAGTTTATCAAACCTTTATTAACCTTAGAGATTCCTAGCTCTACATAGTGCATTAACTCAAGCTCTTCTAATAAGGAAGAATTTGACACTCCAGGTATCATCTTTTCTGAGTTTAAAATAAGATCTGCATCATCTGTCGCGAACCATAATTCTTCAAATACTTTACTATTAATTAGAGTGTAGCATACCCCTGTAAGATTGCGCTCTTCTAAAATAGACATATCATCTTCTAACCTGTTATTAAAACAATTAGAAGTATTTATATTAGGAAATTTTGTTTTGAGATAACGATGCATTATCTTACTTTCCTGTAATAGCTTTTGTTGTGGTGAATAAATTTACTGAATCGATATGCTTCAGCATCTCAATTCCCTGCTTTGAGTTCTGAAATACTGAACGAGCAATCGCAGCCTTAGCAGTACGCTCGACGCGGCCGATATCACCAAGGTCTTTCTTTACCTTAATTCTTTCAAGACGAATCTCGTTATATTTCTGTAAGAGTTCTTCTTTCTTAACAAAGAGAGCTTTTAGATCCGCACTCGGAACTACTGTTTTATAATCAGATACTGAAAACGTTCCCTCGTAAGCGTTAGATTTAGCCTTTTTAGTATTAAGCTTGTAACCATTTGCAGATACTGAACCTGTAATCTCTTCGCTAGATATATTACTCATACTTACCTGGACTGTAATATTCGAATATCCTTGAGTAGACATAAACTCGGTGAGGGCATTCATATTAAACTGATCGTTCAGTTCTTTTTCTGCAAGAGTTTTGATTGCAGAGTCTGTAGCTACAGCGCTCTTCTGCGTAGAATCCTCTTCCTTCTTTAGTTCAGTATCTCTTTCGCACAGGCGATTTTCATGAGCGCAGAGTGCAATGATAACCATATCTTCTTTGTTGATTTCAATATTGCTAAAAATATTGGTATCGATCGTAATGGCGTCATGGGTAACAAGCTCTGTGGACTCTTTTACTTTGGACGAATTCTTCTTAGACATTTACATTTTCCTTTTTCAGTTTCTCAATCTCAAATTTTTTCATTGCGCTAATAGCTCTATCTATTGAGAGCTCGTTAAAACCTACTTTGTATCCATAAAGATCCTCCTTGTGCAAAATTTGTCGAAGTTTTTCATCAGAAATATTCTTATTTAATACTTTTGTAGTATGAGACCAATAACCTTTTGAAGCATGAAAGTTGCTCTACATCAAATACTTTTTGAGGTTTAGATATCAAATCCTCACCTAAAGGTATGTAGTCTCCGTAAACAATAGCAAATGTAAGATTCCTATTCAACCCCATCACACTCAGAACCGCAGAAGTCTTCATCAGAATTATCTTCATCAGAATTATCTTTATCAGAATCGCAACTGAAGTCTTCGATGGATCCAGCCTCAAGCTCTTCGTCCTTCCACTTGGGAATATATTTAAATGAATCAGCCCAGGACCAATGAGCTTTTTTTGCTGCGCCATGCTTTGCACACCACTCAAAAATAGTCTTTGCCTCCTCCTCCATTCCAATTTGATTAACAAATCGAATCATTTGGAGAATCTTTACGTGAGAAGAATCAATAGGGTTTCGCCATTTAGTTGTTTCATTTAAAAATTTAAGAAACCTATTCGTTGCTCTCTTAACATTTTTCTGCAAAGATTCGTTTTGCTTAAACTGATTAAACTCTGCATAGGTAATAGGCTTAACTCCTTTGTAAGAAGGGCTTTCTTCAAAAAGAGGAAAGTACCACGGAATATAATCTCGCTTTGACTCCAGAGTTTCATTATCTAATTCAAGCATTTCTTCAAAATCTTTTCCATCAGTATTCTTAGAATTTCCTAGGTAAAAATCGACAAGCATAGTTTCTTCCTTTTTCATATTAAATATTCATATCTTTAAAGTTTCCATCCCAATCAGAATAGACAACTCTTTTAATTCCAGCTTTACGAATAAGCTCTTGACAATGCTCACAAGGATGAGCCATCGTTAGCTCCCCTTCGGCGCTCCAACGCATTACAAAAATAACATCTCCTGGTTTAGCTTGACGCAAGATGTTCATCTCAGCATGGATGGCATAACAACTCTGCCCATTCTTATAAGTCCTCTTAAAAGAGGGGTGAGTCTTACTTGTGTTAGCACCAATCGTTACCAAACTCTTTCTTCTAAAGAGAGCAGCACCTACGTGAAATCTATGATTATTATTCATGGCAACTTCTTTAACTCTACTAAGGGCTCCGATATTCATAGCGCTGCTCTAATTTTAAAGATTAATTATTTAACTTCTAAGCCAGAATTCTCCATGAAGGCCGCAGCCAAAGAATTCCGTACCCTCTATTTTTTGTCTTTGTAAAATATGATGATGACCATAATACCAAGCTTTTGGTTTATGTGCTGAATGTTTTACTACATTCTCAAGCATATTTGGTGTAGTAGAAGAATTTCTTCTTACTCGAAATAAATCAATTCGAAGAGGAACGTCATGAGTTACAATTACTTCAGGCTTTCTGTGTTCGTAATTTGATTGAAATAAATTAAACTCATTACGGTTAGGCTGTTCTTTATCCCACCATGATAAATTGGGTTCTCTTAGATGAACATCGGTTGACTCTGCACCACCAAGAAATAAGTGGGACTTTCCATTTAAAGACAAAACTGAACCTCTTGCTGCCCAGAATACGCCGGATCCCGGTTCTACCTCAACTTTATCAGGGTAACCTTGTTGCTCGCATAAATCATAGTAAGCATTCCAATTATCATGATTGCCGCCACAAGTTATAATTTCAACTTTCCATGTTCCGCGTCGAGCCCTTTCTTTAATCCAAAGGTTAAGCTCTGAAGTTTTCCATATAGGAAGCTCTCCGTTAACGCGATACTTTTTAATAGCATTCTTTGTTGGAAAGAATAGTCCGAAATCTCCAACTTGAACAATGTGAGAGTAACCTTTAGATTCCGCCTTCATTTCTAGCGATCCTAGATCGTTATACCTTCCATGAAGATCGCCTACATACATTATTGTCATAACACATCCTAGTATAAGTCATTGGGCTTTTTTAAATTTAATGGATTTACTAAATGACGCTGGCTATCGGTTACAATTAGTTGCCAACCAAATCTCTTTTCTTTAATATCACAATCGCTTTTGTACGAAAAAAACTAAGCAGTTGTGCCGAGGAGTAAAACGAATTCTGTTATTTTTCACAGAACGCCTTTATACCAACCCAAAACTTATACTATAACAAAATTTATTTTTTATTAATAAAACCCTCTAGAAAACTAACGATATCTAAAAGATAATAACCTATAGCAATTCCTATTGCTAGTGTAATTAACTCCAACATCTTAGATTACTCCTACGAGAAGGAGGACTAGAAGCACAATCATGATTGTTACTAGTGCGCCACCTGGAGCGAGAAACGCCCTACCTTGACTAACACCTCCAGTTAAAACTAAAATCAATAAAACAATTAACAGTAAAGTTACTAACGACATTTTTCTCCTATAGTTATAAAATAGGGGTAGTAGGATTTGAACCTACGCATACTGGGATCAAAACCCAGGACCTTACCGCTTGGCTATACCCCAATAAATAATTATTGTGTTGGTGGTTTCTTCCAGCTAAATTTCGTTCTACATTCAGGGCAATTAGGTTCATTTATATAAATGAACGCTGAACATTCATGACAAAGATATTTCGCATGATACATTCTATGATAATCATTTAAAGCTTTGTATACAAATACAACCAAAGAAATAATCGTAATTATAACAAATACGAAAATAACTATTAAAATTATATAAACCAAACTACTTAACATGATTTTTCCCAATATGATATATTATAACTAATGTAAATCTTAAGAAGACAATGAGGCTTATTATTATTGCGGCCCCAATAGTCATCTTAATCACCTCATTCATGATAATATGTAAATATTAATATACTCTTTTTATTTGCTAAACTTATAAAGTACCTGCGGCGAGATTCGAACTCGCAAGCCGTTAGGCGGGGGATTTTGAATCCCCTGTGTATACCGTTCCACCACGCAGGCTCATTAAGAATAAGCTCTAATTGACTCTATGGATTTAGTAGTCTTCTAAAACCTCTTGCCAACTCTTTAAATCTTCAACAAACTCTCCTCAGGGAATCTAACCCAACCCCCTTCCTATATACTCTTAGCTCTTTTGAGAAAAATCGCAAAGATTTTTAATGAAAACTTTAATTTTATTTTTTATAATAAATATTTCAATAAAAGTTTGTATGCATTTAAATCGAAGTTTAAAGCTTTAAGTTTATTGAATTCTTTTTCATCATACTCTCTATTATAATAAAACCACCTATAAGATTCTTTCTTATTATAAAAAGTATTTATATATGCCGGGCCACTTTCACGATGCAGATATTCATATAGACGAAATTCTTTAAACCGCCATCCTACCTTTTGAGGCATATCTTCACCTCTATGCTTTAAGCCATTTAATATCCATTGCTCACTTAAGCAATCTATACTTAAAATATAAAGGTTCATTTATTTTTTTCAGATAAACTTTTTGCTACTTTAGTAATTGCTTTTAAAAGAGCATAATGATTATCATGTTCTCCGAACTGAGGGCCACATATGTCTGTTGGACGCCAAGTATATCTCATATTACTTAATGCGTTTTGAACATAATGAAAGTCTGCTACAACTTCAGAAAACTTTTTTAAATCAAAATCCTGCTTCATTATAATTTCACCATATTCTTTCAAACCAACAGAAAACGGGACGTCTTCTCTTAAGAGAAGCCTGTAAGACTTCTCAGCTTCATGATTATAATTATGATTATAATTAAAGATTACTGAACTGCTAGCGCTTCGAATATCTTTATTGTAATTTAAATCATTAACAATTCTTAAATGCTTAGAGTAATTTAGTATGAAATTAGAAGCTTCTTTGCGTAAAGTTTTTAAACTAGAATTAGTGTTAAAATAATCGTTACACTTAGTTTTTAATATAGCATTCCAAATATCTTCTCTAATCATAGCTTGCTGAACTACTGTAGTATTATCTTCTGGAATATAAGTATTTGGGAATAAAGAACTCTCTCTACATTCAATTATATTTAAAAATGAATCTAAGTCTTTACGAACTTTTTCATCTCTATGAAAGTCAGAATATTCCATAACTCTTATTTTCTCATCAAAAACTAAGTACAGAAAATCTCTAAAGAGTACGTTCTTTAGGTTAGAGCCATCTAGTAAAACTAAATCTTTTTCAAATCCAGGTATAATTGCGTTAACTAAGAAGTCATCATCCCAATCAGAAATTATACCCTCATCATCATACTTAGCTTTAATGGGCCACGTTCTTGGGAACCACCTAGATTGCATGCTGCTTGCGCTTGTATGCTCTATAGGATTGCTGGTAACGAGAAACCATCTAACTTCATCTTCATGATTTATAGATAATCCTGAAACGCAACATGTTGATGCAAACGAACCCATCAATATATCCTTTATAGTTCTTCGTTAAGCTGTTTATTATATCGTGATTCAAACATAATATATGTTAAACTGTATTTTTTTGCTTTTTTACGCGCTGCTTTAATAGCTTTTTTTGCGCTATAATAAGTTTTCTTATTAACGTTATACCAGTAATCTTGCTCATAGCTTGCACTATAGCTTAAATCTACTACTGTTACTTTAGTCTTATCGCCTCTTGGGAAAACTAAGAAACAGAACTGCTTATCTTCCATTATGCTAATCCTTCAGTTTTTTAAGTTAACCTAGCTTAGTAAGTAATTGTTAGCGGATCACGGAATGCAGCAGCTAGTTAGGATGGAGAGTTATATAAAACATTTTAATAGTTCACAACAACTCCCCAGCCACTAATAACATTACTCTCGTGGTCCCTTCACGCCATCAACTCGAATCTTTTCGCGAATTGCAAGCTCAACATCACGAGGATGCTCAGACTTAACATTAAAGCTTACAGGGCGTAGTTCTAGCCGACTCGATGCCGTCATCCGATGCTTTGCCTTAATAAACATCTCATTAGCTCTATCTCGTCGGAATACGGATGCGCCATAACTAGTAGCACCAGTATCACGATTATGCTCGTAAGCAACAGTAAACATTCGGTAAACACCAGACTTGGAAACTTCATCTACATAAAAAAACTTCATATTCAACCTCTCTTCTTTGTTCAATTACTCTTAGCTCTTTTGAAAAATTTCGCAAAGATATTTTAAAAAAACTCTTATTTGCGAAATAAAACCGTCGCATACTCAATATTTTTTATTACAATATTCCATTCTATTCCTAGGTGATTATTATGCTTAATTAATTATTGGATCGAATTATTAATATAATTCTAAAACAGTCGCACTAGATGCATCCTGCGCTAACTTTGAAGGCAGTCGTTGCACTACAACCTCATTATTAATTATTGAGATTGAGCCCCAAGCTACTTTAATATAGTTATATTGGTCATCTCTTAGATGAGACAGCAAGCTTAATAAAATAAATTCCGCATTTACATAATTCCAGCCATTAAACTTATTTAAGTTTAGTGCGATATCTTTTACGAATTGATATCTAGAATGCTTACCAGAGTGAAAAACTATTTCATCAGTTACTATTTCCTGTATTGTCAGATCGATATCGCACCAAGCAACTGTGGAATCTATATTTTCAATGTTGTCTTCAGAAATCTTAAGTGTATCACTATTCATGGCACTCATCCCTTTGTGTAGTTTGGTATGTAAATTTCGAGTTTTCTAATTCGTAAAAGAAACCTACCATACTTAGAAAAAAGAAAATCATAACGCTTAATAGAAAAATGTTGAAAGCTAACTCCTTTCTTTCTCTCTTAATACTTAATCTTTCAATTGGGCCAACTTTTAGCCCCTCTTGAAGCCCTACTTTGTAGGATTTCTTTTTTCGCTTTCGATGAGTGCAAGTTGCTCATCGGACATGGATGATAAAATGCGTAACATACTATCGCTGTTAGTCATGGTGTAAATAATCCTCGTTTGATAAGCTTCGCATGATAGTTTTCTTCGATATATTTTATATCACATACTTAGGCTCTTTTCGAATTAGCTAACAACACAAGATTTATCAGTATGCCTGAAATATCATATGTGCATAAATAAACTACTACAACAAACATGCTTCCGGAACATAAAGCTGTAATTCCTATTGTTGGAAATGATAAAAGTATCGTTGCATATAAAGCTATGCATGAAAATAAAGACTGTATAATTCCAGACTTAATTCTGTACTCTAATAATAAATCATGAGAAGTATATTTTAATCCAACATCTGGATCGTCATCTACAATAGTGGGAATTGCACCTAAAACAACAGTTTGTTTTTTATTTCCAATCAAATGCATTGAGGATGCGCTTATGATATCTCTAAATATGAATATGATGCAAGCTACTATTGCTTGAAATAAAATCATAGTGGCATAATTTAAAGTATTAAATTCTACATTATATTTATTAAAAAAATCAATGATGCCTTCAGCTCCTAAGATTTGCATTAAAATAAAAGCTACCCCATAGTACATTACTAATGCTGAAGTGGGGTAAACTAATGCCCAGCGAGTTACTTTTAAATTAGTATAACCTAAATTTATATTCATCCTAACACCTTTTTTTACAATTTATTATTAAGACTTTTACTTAATATTTTTTTTCCAGAAGAGCTAGCTCATTAAGATCAGAAATTGTCGCCCTAAGAGGAACTCCATGCTGCAGCAAATCTGTTACAAGCCACCTTATTTGACCATCCGAAGTATCCATATTAACATAATTAGTCCCGCCGCCGGTATAAGAATCATATTTATAGTTGCACCAATTCTAGTGCACATCTTTTATATATACAATACCTAGTTGATCAACACGCCATCTAGACCCCGCAAGTGGCGCGGGATTAAAAAGTGACCGCCATTTGCGCTTGATTGAATACCATAAAATCCATAACATCGCGAACCTCAGAACAAAAAGAGTATGTATTACTTGATTTTTTTTATAAAGATCTTCTATATAACAGAATCCATATCCTCGACTTATAATTATCTAAACTCTTAGCTACACCATCAGCATCATTAGATTCTTTTTCGGAAGCCTCTTTCTAATTAATCATTTAATATACTAAACGGCATTTACAACACCCCATTTTTTTAGATTTATATTATTACAATACTCACCTTCAAAAATAAAGTCTTCTCTTCTTGTAAAATCATTATTTACCGTTGAGTATAATCTTCTCGTAGTATTGCAAGTTATATCATGAATAACTAAAGTAAAATCTACAACAAAAGCCTCGCCTTTTCCGCTTACATTAGTTACAAATGTATTAAACATTTCCTTATCAACCTGTTCCGCTTTAGCCTTAGCTTCTTCTTCTGTCGCGATAAAATATCTTGCATATAAAATTTGATGAGGCTCCGAACCATCCTTATAAGGCCAAAGTTTATATCTTTTAAATGTTCCGACTTTGCTGTGAGGAAATTTTGATTTACCTACAACGATTTGCGAAACCAGTATAGCCCACTCCTTTTTCTTATCCATACATTATCCTATATAGAAGATGACACTTAGTCGGCTAGGGATTCAACTACTTTATTGTCCGGAAGAATTATTGCTGACAACTTAAATGGGTTGCACGTTCCGCAGCCTGTATCCATAGCAATAAAGTGCGGCTTGATCATAACCTCTTTAACCGGCCTATGTCCAAATATCTGTACAGCGTTTTTAAAGTGATGAAGATTATCATTTGCAAAGCCAATCCCTAAATTAGGACTAGGCCATAAAATACCATCTGTTGATTCTGGAGTTGATACGATTAAATCCATCATATCCTGATCACTTAACATTCTATCAAGATAGGTTTTAGCTATCGAATTCGTTAGTCCGGCATGAGTAAGCCAATACGTTTTATTTTTTATGACAACTTTCCTATAAGCCGGCAAATTTCTAAACCACTCAATCTGCTCTTCGGTTATAGAAGCAAGTAGTTGCTGCGCAATAGAAACATTTGATTGATGAGTATTTATAACTCCGTATGAAGTAAGCGTACTTATACCACCCATAACTTGTTGCATACAGTATGGATCAAAAACTTTATCTACCGCTAAATCTCTTAACCAAGTATCATGATTTCCAGTGATAGCATGAATGCCTTCGTCTATACATAGCTGAATAACGCCCTTAGAATCAGGACCTCTATCAATAAGGTCTCCAAGAGAATATATAGCTATATCTCCATAATCTTTTCTTATCAAATCAATCAGCTTATGTAGCTGCTTATACTCACCGTGAACATCTCCGAACACAGCAATCTTCTCTTCGTCCAAGCATTCCTCCATATAGTTTTCATTATACTATATTTATAGGAAGTCTACTTAATTAAAGAGATAACGCATGGATTTAGTAGTACGTAAATTAATATACATACAAATAACGCAATAACTATATTATGATTAACTTCCAATTTTCCATACTTCATTTTCTTATCTCAAGCGAATGGGTTAAATCCCGCAAGTTTTTTATCAACTTTCTGCTTAGCTTTAAGCTTAATAGGCTTAGCTTTCTTTGGCGAAACTTTCTTATTTTCCTTAGACTCTTTCTTCTTAGATTCTTTAGGCTTATTCTTAGCTTTAACATCCGGCTCATCAAAAGTAATAAGCTCACCCGTAAGTTTATTTCTTAATCCTAAAATCTTACAAGAAGAATAGATTCCTAGCTTGTTGGATTTTGTATTATTAAACGCATCTTCGATAGGCTTAGAATACTTCTCTGGAATCTCCTTATTCATCATGCAGCCAGTAGGACCCTTCATAGCCCAAGCTTTTGATATCCACCTTCCATCAAGTGTTCTCTCAACAATAATCCCATTATATTCGCATACCGTATTCATACTACTCCTTAAATGTTGAAGTGAAAGTTTCCCACGCAGTATCATTTGTTATTGAATTAAAGCTCATTAATTCAAACTGCTCTTTTACCCAATCCATATCAGGCTCGTGTGATAGATTTATAACTCCACTTAATGGAACATCGGCAAATCTAATCAAGCGCTTGTTTCTTTCAACTACATCTCGCCTCTCTGGCTTTTCATCAAGCCATTTGTTCACTTCATCATCTGAACCTGACAATACTTTTATAGCAGTCTTTGGGCCAACTCTATGTATGCCTTTAATATTATCAGAGCTATCTCCAACCATAGACTTCCATAAAACATAATTGTAATCAGGATTAGGAACATAAGATTTCTTTATTGGATTATAAATCTTAACGCCGTCGTTTTGATCATAAAGTTGAATAAAGTCAGTGTCAGCAGTGGCAACAATACACTCTTCATCTTTATAAATTGATGTTACTAACTTGCCAATTAAATCATCGCCCTCATAATCGGGATGCTTAATTACATCGACTGGCATTTTTGATAGAATTTTGATAATTAAATCTTTTTGCTTTGTGAATTCTTCGTACTCCGCAACCTTAATAAGGTTCGTCGGATCTTTAATCCGATTACCTTTGTACTCTGGGTAGATATCATATCTAAACTTAGGATAACCTTCTAGTGCAAAGATAATTTTATCAGGATTAATTAATTCCGTCATCGACCTTAAGCTTCTCATAAAGCTATACGTGGTTCCAAATTCTCCAGCCTGAAAACTATACCTTGCTCTATGCATAAGATTATATCCGTCTAGAAAAAGAACCTTCATTAAATATCTCCATGTCTATTATTTTAGAAACTTTATATATGATAAAACAATTAAATAAGCTTAAAAATCAACTTTCTAAAATGGGCTGCTCATCTGATAAGCTTGATAAGCTTGATAATTTAATTGCACAACAAGTGCATGTAGTCAAACCAGGTGATTCTTTCTATACAATATCAGGTAGAAATTTGGCTTACCAAAGACTTATAGAACAAGCTAACCCTGATATCGATCCTAGTAAATTACAGCTTGGTCAGAAAATAAAACTTCCCCCTAAGCCTATTAGTCCAAATAAAAGTATGCAGCCGAGTAGTAAAGCTATTGACTTCATTAAGAAATATGAAAGCAAACCGGGCACAATGAATCCTTATCTATCTGCTTATGATGATGGATTTGGAAACGTTACAATCGGCTGGGGTCATAACTATGGCCCTGGTAATTTTACTAACTATAAACCTATAACAAAAGATAAAGCTGTATCTCTTCTTGCTGAAGATTTAAAAGAAGCTTCTGACTTTATTAAAAGAAATATTGATGCAAAACTTAATCAAGGACAATTCGATGCTTTGGTAAGTTTAATATTTAATGCTGGTGGCACGCAGTTTTATAAAACTGATCTATATAAAGCTATAAATAATGGAAATTTCTCTGAAGCAAAAAATCTATTCCCCTCCTCTTTAATTGGTTCTGGCCAAGGTGGGCTTGTTGACCGTAGAAAAAAGGAAGCGGAGTTGTTTAGTCAGCTAGGATAAACTTTACTTATCTAAATCCCAATCCGGCCGCAACTTAATTCCTCTAGGGAATCTTGGTAGACCATCATTAGTTTTTCCGTTATACTGAACGGTTAGCCACTGACCAAAATAACTCTCCTTGTTATTCCAATAATTACTTCTCAACTCATTGGAACCTGTTGGTCTGACATTAAACTCTTTACCATCCGCTGTAACACATTTAAATACTGCGGTGCCTGAATCGGAGCCAGTACCTTCCTGCGCTCCGATAATTTGGTATTCATCATCGTCAACAGGCTTAATCTTCTGTAGATCATTAGATCTATGATCATACATATACTTACCTTTCAAATTACGAACCATAGCACCTTCGTATGGCCTATCTCCAGTAATCCATGATTCGTAAATATTAAAAGCATCTTGCTCGTTATTTACAATAAGAGTTTCTGTAAGCCTTACCCTTGAAGAACCTATTGATTCAACTCTCTCTGCTAGATCTGAATTAATAAATCTATCACTAAAAGATTTTGATGAATCCGGCACATCATAAATATGGTATTCTAACAAAGAAGTATCAGGGCGATGCTTCTTAATTGCCGAAGAAATCCTTTGAAAGTCTGGCTCGCCTGTGCCACTCCTCCAC